AAAGCTGGAAGCACAACTGTAAACGTAAACGTCAAAAACGTTACCGATGCTAAAACAATCGTAAACACGTTAGACAGTTTCGTTAGAACATCAGGAAACAGCGACGTACTGAAACTAGTCCGATGATCACAAATTTTGACATAGCCACAGACGTACAGGTCGAACTATACATTCCACCCGAAGAAGAAAACCTTTTCATCATCGGTGTTAGCCTTATAGGTTCAGACGACAACCTTGGAACAGCTGGCGAATTCATTATTGGCGAAAGCCTTATTGGTGGCAGTGACGTACTTGCACCCGGGTTTGGTTTGGATTGGGTGCCAGTTCAAGCCGTCACAGCAACAGCCGAAATTTCTATTGGTGGCGAAGTTCAAGACAGTATTACTTTCCAACCTGAATCGGGCAGTTGCACTTTAACGATGCAATCGTACAATTTTGACCCGTCACAAAACAGTTCAATACGCCCAGGCACACCAGTTCGGGTGCGTGTCGTACGCGATCTAGTAGACGTTACTTTATTCCGCGGTTTCATCGACAGTGTGAACGTAACCTATTATGTGGACGGCCCGAACCTGATTACTATTCGCGCGTATGACGGTTGGAAACGTTTTGTAAACACACGTATTGAAGAATTAGACACTACTGCGTTTGGGGATTGGCTTACCCCGTCAGAACTTATGGAAACGGTTGCAGACTTGACCGGGTTTGGTTATTCAACGTTGAGCGCCGAAGTAGACGGTGAAATACCAACAGGTGTCGAATCACAGGTTATTGCCCGTAACCCTATCTACGACGCTATAAATGTTGGGTTGGGTGTTTCTTGGCTTGACCCAGAAACTCAAGAAGTTGTTTTCATTCCACGCCCAGTTGTAGAAACCACTGCACCAACCGGCACATACACAATCGGCAACAATCATGGCGACCCTTATCACCTTTGCATGTCTGACATTGTGGTTCAATCTAACGACACACAAGTTTGGAACAGCCTAAAAGTTTCGTTAAAGTCCGACGCTAATACTTTTGTTATTGTCAAAAACCAAGACGCTATCGACTTGTATGGTGAGTTTCCGGTCGATGCTGAAATCAACACAACAGACGTGACAGCTTTAACTGCATGGGCTAACGAAGTTAGTTCACAATCACCAACCCGTTTAGTGACTTCGGTTGAAACACCAACCATTGATCGTGCTGGTACTTTGACAGCAGCCGCAGCGTTTACCCCCGGCACACTAATAGGTGTTCAGTATGTTACTGACGAAATAAACATCAACGACTATTACACTGTGACGAAGGTAAGTCATTCGGTGAATGTAAACAACTGGTACACTACGCTAGAGCTATGGAAAGAGTTTTAAATGGCCTATAAAACATTTTTGAACGGTTACCCGTTACCAGCATCAGATTTAAACGATTACCTTATGAATCAGTCGGTTATGGTGTTTGCGTCGTCTAGCGCCCGTTCAACGGCTCTAACAGCACCAACCGAGGGTATGCTGACTTATTTGTCAGACACTAACGTTTTTCAGTATTACACCGGTTCAGCATGGTCAGATTTGCTTCCGTCAGGCACTCAAACTGTTTCAGATAAATCAGCTAATTACACCATTGTTGCTGGTGACAGTGGTGCGATGATTAGAAGCACTGGCAGCGCTATTACTATCACGATTGCGAACGTTTTGAGTGTTGGTCAGAAGATTGATTTTTTCCAAGCTGGTTCGGGTCAGATCACTTTTGCTGCTGGTGCTGGTGTTACTTTGAACAGTAAGTCGGGTAATTTGAAGACTAGCGCACAGTATGTTGGTGCAACAGTTCAGTGCATGGCTTCTGGAGTGTATGCGCTTATTGGTGATCTAGGGGCTTAGTATGGGCTGGCATTGGGGTATTCTTGCCGGTTCTGGTGCTGGGGGTGCTGGGGCTTATGAGTTGATTAGCACAACAGTTTTATCTAGCACAAGCGCGTCAGTAACATTTAGTTCAATTACGTCTAGTTACAAACATCTACAGTTACGAATGATTACGCGTAATGCGAGTTCGGGAACTAATTTGCCAATGATAACTTTTAATAGCAGCTCAACAGGCTACTCTCAGCATAGGCTTTACGGCAGTGGTTCGGCAGTATTTTCAGACGCGAACACTAGCACAACGCAAATCATTCCTTTTACTGGCCCAGGCACAAATGACACAACAGGAATTTTTATGCCGGCAGTTATTGACATTTTAGATTATGCGGCAACAACCAAAAATAAGACTTTACGCGCATTCGCTGGGGCTGAAATGAGTTCAACGGGCGATGTTGTAGGTATTGTTTCAGGTTTATGGGCTAACACTGCTGCCATTAGTTCGCTAAACATTAGTGCATTGACTGGGACATTTTCGATTGGTTCGCGCTTTAGTCTTTACGGAATTAAGGGGTAAATAATGCCTGCAGGAGTTTCGGCTTACACGCCTCTAGCAAATTTGACTTTATCAACAGGAACAGCCCAAGAAGTGAATTTCACTTCAATTAGTGGCGCTTACCGCGATCTTGTTTGTATCGCAACAATTACAAGTTCAGCCGGTACAGGTTCAATTAACCAACACCGTTTCAATAGCGATGCTGGTTCTAACTATTCTTGGGTGCTTATGGAAGGCAACGGTTCAAGCCCAGGAACAACCGCATCATCAGGCACATTCTTTCCACTAGCTATCACAACAGACATGACTACCACAGGCCGGACACAAATCATTTACAACATTATGGATTATTCGGCTACGGATAAACACAAAACTACTTTGATTAGGTCGGATTTGAGTGAGCTAAGAACAGCTGCAACTGTTGTTCGTTGGGCTTCGACTGCTGCAATTACTTCGTTCCGTATTCGTGCGAATACTACTTTTGCTGCTGGTTCGACTTTTGCACTTTATGGGGTGTCTGCATAATGACTATGACTTTGGTTTCTACGGTTACGGTTGGGGCTGGTGGTGCGGCTTCGATAAACTTTTCCAGTATTCCACAAACAGCAACCGACCTTTTGATTCTTTTTGGTTTGCGCTGCGAGGGCAACGACTTTAATTTTTACTTGCGACTAAATGGCGATTCTGGCACTAATTATTCCGAAAGAAGATTAAGAGGCACTGGGGCAGCAGTTGCATCATTAAACACCAGTGCAACAAATCAAATCATTTCGCAAAGTATGACCCCAAGCACTTATACCGCAAGCACCTTTTCAAATGGGTCAATTTACATTCCTAACTATGCTGGTTCTGCACAAAAAACCGTTTCGTTAGATAGCGTGGTTGAAAATAATGCAACAGATAGTTATCAAACAATTCAGGCAGGATTGTGGTCAAGCACCGCAGCAGTGACTAGCGTTAATTTAACTTTAAATGGGTTTTTCGGAAACTTCGCACAATACTCTACCGCTTCGCTTTACACCATTACAAAAGGCTCTGGCGGCGCAACCGTCAGCTAACAGTTAGGAAAACAAATGTCAGAAACCCCCGTAAAAATTGTTGTGAACTGTGAAACAGGCCAACAGGAAATCATTCCACTAACCGCCGAAGAAATCGCACAACGCGAACTAGACGCAGCAAACGCTCTAGCAGCACAAGAAGCAGCCGAAGCCGAAGCCGCCGCAATCAAAGCAGCAAAACTATCAGCAGAACAAAAACTAGCTGATCTAGGTTTGACAGCTGACGAAATCGCTGCACTAAAGGCGTAACATGTCTACCCCTCGACCAAACAACACTGCCGTTATTCTTAGAATCGTGTCAGACATTGAAAAGAAACTAGACGACTTTGAAGCTCGAATTCGTGAGCTTGAAAAAGCACGCTGGTCGGGGGCTATTCTGCAAACCATTGTTACCGCTATTGTGACCGCTGCCGCTGTTGCTGCTGTTGTTAAGGGGCTGTAGTGTATCACGAACCGATTAAAGGCGCAGGTGCTGAACGACGCGACGAACTAGGCAACTTTGCTAGTTACCGCACACAACCACACCGGGGCAGCGATTGGGGTTTTAAAGGTGGTTCAGAGGGCAAACCCGTTTACGCTTTCGCTGACGGTGTTGTTGCAAAAGTTTTCTGGTCAGACGCACTCGGCCACTGCATTATTACCAAAAACTCTCACGATAAGGTTTATTGCCTTTACGCACACTTGGCAGAAAAACCAGCATTTGAGAACATGGATCGTGTTATCGGTGGCGAAACAATTGTTGGCAAAATTGGTAACACAGGCAGCGCATCAACCGGCGCACACTTACACGCAGCCGCATCATTGGAACGTTTGCCACACATGGCTAACCGGGACAAACTAATCGACCTATTCAAAAAAATCGACGAAGCCAAACCTAAAACTGCCCCCGTAAAAAAACCAGCCGCTAAAAAGAAGGTAACGAAGTGAGCAAGATAACTAAACGTATTCTTCGCACGTCAGCGTTCGCTTTAGGCGCTGGTATTGCGTTCATGGGTGCAGGTTCAATCTTCGAGTATTCAGCCCTAGAATCGGCTTTATTTGGCGCTACCGGTGCAATTCTTGGTTTGGTTATGGCGCTCGCTTTTACTTATGCCGGTAAAGGTTCTATTAGTGATCAAGACTTTGACGGTCACATTAACGAAAGTATCAATTCGGTAACGTCTAAAACTAAAGACAAATAACCGTCGCACCCGGGCGTTATAGTCGGGGTATGAAAACACAGATAACAGCCGAATGGCTAGGCGCACCCGAAACCGGTACACCCGAATGGCACGAAAACCGTAAAGGCGTAACCGGAACAAAAATTAGCTGCATTATGGGAACAAACCCTTACAAGTCCGCGTACACGCTTTGGGCAGAAGAAACCGGACAAATCACCGACACATTCGAAGGTAACGACGCTACCGAGTTTGGGGCAGCCGTCGAAGGTGTCATTGGCGAAATGTTTATGAAACGTCACCCAGAATTCACCGAAGTAATTACAGCACCCGGACAATACGCGCACGAAACCACCAGATCGTTTAGGGCATCACCAGACGCGTTACTAAACGGGCGCGAATACGGGCGCGGAGTGCTTGAAATCAAGTTCACGTCGCAGTACTGGGAACAACCACCGGCGCATTACATTCAGCAAGTTCAATGGTATTTATTCGTGCTTGGTCTTGATTACGGGTTTATAGCCGCATACACCGCCAGAGGCTACAAAGATTGGTTGATACAAGCCGACAAGACGCTGCATGTTGAAATGGCGGCAGCAGCTAACGCATGGTTGCTATGCTGCGAAATGCAAATAGAACCGTTGTGGGATGGCAGCAAATCAACATACGAAACCGTTAGAGAACTATCACCCGGCCTAACAGACGAACAGGTCGAGCTAGGCCAACTTTACGTAGATCTATACGCTGCCAAAGCAATAGCAGACAAGGCCGAGGAAATTTATCGGGCGAAACAATCAGAAGTTTTAGCGTACTTGAATGGCGCTAAATACGGGTTATACAAAGGCGACACTAAGATAGTGTTGCAAGCCCGAAACGGGAAACCGTTCATCACATTCAAATAACACAGAAAGCACACAGAAAATGGCATTTAATTTAGACGCATACGAACCAGTTGCTGACCGTATTGCAAAGTTTTGGGACACATACCCAACCGGTCGTTTACACACCGAAATAGTGTTAATCAACGAAACCGAAATCGTTATCAAAGCATCAGCGTTCACTGACCGCGACGACCCACGCCCGGCAAGTATTGATTTTGCACAGGAAACCCGAAACAGTAGCGCAATCAATAAACAAAACTTTGTGGAGAATTGCGCCACGTCAGCTTTGGGCAGATGTTTGGCTACCCTTAATTTCCAACCTAAGCGCGACGGTAAAGCTGTACGGCCGTCACGTGAAGAGATGAGAAGCGTTTCGCTAGATTGGGACACCGAACTAGAGCTTTTGGTCGTTGCTAAGGATCTTGACGGGCTACGCAATTTATACAAGAAATCTATACAAATGAAGGCTATGCCCGAGGTTGTAGATCGTATTAAGGCCGCAGCGGAGAACTTGAAGTAAATGGGAAAAGGGGGCAGCTGCCACAGAAAAACAGCTACCCCCGAACCCGTCTTTGGGTTCACCCTTACCAAACTAGGGCTAAATAATTATAGCCGGAAAGAATGGCACTTATGAGCCTAGAAGCCGTAGCCGCTGTACTCAATCATTCAAGAGCTAAAGGCGTGTCACGCAACGTTTTAACCGCAATAGCGTGGCATTTAGGGGACAACGTTGAAGAAGGCTGTTACCCGTCACAGGCACGTTTAGCAGTCATGGCTGGTACAAACATTCGCCAAGTTCAACGGGCAATAAAGAACCTGCAAGAGCTTGAAGAGATTGAATACATTTCACATGACGGGGCTGGGCGGCCTGATCGTCGAACTAATCGTTATTACATTTTGTTGGATTGCCCAGAGGGGTGTGACAGGTCGTTGCAGCATCGTTCACGACCCGACATTTACGACATAACGACCCGACATTTACGCCGTCACGACCCGACATTTACGCCGTCACGACCCGACAATAACGTCGTGTTGAATAAACAATATAAACAACTATGAATAAACAAAGAATCTAGTTAAGTGACGAACTAGATTTTTGAGAAAGAAAAGGATCACAGAAAAATGGCAAATCTATCAATTATTGGAACAGTTGCAGGTATCAATAACGGACAGTATCCGTTGGTACGCGTTTGGGAATCTTACGATTTCAAAGGTTCAGAAAAATTTAGGCTTTGGACTTGTTGGCTATCGGCTGACCCACAGTTGAACGAAGGTGACACTATCGAAGTTGAAGGCGTACTAAGCACCAAGGTCAGCAGTTATGTTCCTAAAAACGAAACCGAACCCCGTTCCATTGTTGAACACCATTTGAACGACGCAACCTACAAGTTGCTAAAAGCCAGTGACAAGATCAAAGAAACCGCGCCAGTGGTTGATGAGATTGAGATGCCGTTCTAAATGTTTAGATTGTTCGTTCCGGGTATTCCCAAACCACAAGGTTCAAAATCAGCTTTTAAGAGAGGAAATCGCATAGTACTCGTAGAAGCCTCTAAAAGCCTCCCAGAATGGCGCAATACCCTGGAATGGACAATTACCGCATACACGCAGGAAAACCGCCACACGACCGTTCTACGGCCGTTTAGCATAGAACTACACTTTTGGCTACCACGTGCAAAAACAAACGCCAAACCATTCCACACACAAAAACCCGACCTAGACAAACTAATCCGCGCCGTACTCGACGCATTAACAAAAGCCAAAGCAATCAAAGACGACAGCTATTGTGTAGAACTATCAGCTAGGAAAAGTTGGGACGACTTTCACCCAGCCGGGGTAGAGATCACCATGATCCCATTTGATAACGAACAAATAACGGCTGGCATGTCGGATTTGCACCGGAAGCGCAAACTGCTACTTTGACAAAGACACAGAAACGGGGGTAATCCCAAAATGGGACTATTAGACGACCTACAAAAACCAAACCAATACAATCTGCCACAAGGCGAAAAATGTCACACATGCCGACTACTTGGCGAACTACCAGTTGAAGAAGCCGAAGCATTACGTCAAGCATTAGACAACAAAAAAATAAAAGGATCAGCATTAGCACGAATCCTAAAAACAAACGGCCACAACGTAGGCGACACCAGCATCGCCAGACACCGCAGGGGGGATTGCCTTGGCACTAATCGATGATCTAAACGAAATACCAGAAACCGAACCCGAAGACATACAACTACTAAGGCGAACAGTACGCAACCTACAAACACAACTACTCAAAGCCAAAGACCGCAACGAACAACTAGTTGAAGTAACAAAAGCCGCAGCGTTCGACGCAATGATTGCACTCGGCAAAATCCCACCAGTTCAAGCAGCAGCGAAAGACAAACGCAAAGGCGACGAAGAACACGCGCTTTGGGTTATGACCGATTGGCAAGGGGCTAAAAAGTCAAACAGTTACAACTCCGAAATCATGCGCGAACGCGTACTTCGGTTTGCCAGTAAAGCAATCAAAATAACCGAAATACAACGCAGCCACCACCCAGTACGCCACTGCACCATAGCGTTCGGCGGCGACATGGTAGAAGGCTTATTCAACTTTCCAACACAAGCATTTGAAATTGACAGCACCATTTTCGAACAATACGTAAACGTATCCCGGCTACTCGTAGATGTTGTACGTCAGGCGCTCGCCGCATACGAAACCGTAACCGTAGTAGCCGAATGGGGAAACCATGGGCGCATCGGATCTAAACGCGACGCAGTACCACGCAGCGACAACTTCGACCGCATGTGTTACGAACTATCTAGGCAACTATTAGCCGGCGAAAAACGCCTAACATGGAACGAATCACCCGAAGACGTACAACGCATCGAAATTGGTAATTACCGGGCGCTACTGCTACATGGTGACGAAGTAGGCCGCAACGGGTTCGCATCACCTGCCACCATTGTCAGCCACGTAACCAAATGGCAATCAGGCAGCTACCCTTGGGAATTCCGAGACGCATACATCGGCCACTATCACACGCACGCAGAATGGGCGCTACCAAACGGCCTCGGCTCGGTATACCAAACAGGATCAACAGAATCCGACAACCGATATGCCGGCGTAATGCTCGCAGCAACAGCAACACCATCACAACGATTGCACTTCATTGACCCTAAAGGTGGTCGAGTAACAGCCACATACAAAGTTTGGGTTGATAAATAACAATCACATAACAAGCCGACTAGACCCGTAGTTTCTTGGTTGCTACGGGTTTAGTCTTGACACACACAGAAAGGCAACAAATGAAACACACAGCAACCAGCCTGATCGTAGGCGCAACATGTTTAGCACTAGCAATCACAACACCCAGCCTTGACTTCATCATCGCCGGGGTACTACTAATCACCGGAATACAACTAGCGAAACCAAAGACCAAATGAGCGACATTGCGACTAACTCTTTTAATGCTTTTAATCAGGGTGTGCAGACTGGGGTGAGGCAAGAGCAGGAACGCATTATTGAGATTATCGAACGCTGCCCAAGAACTGATAATGACCGACTTATTGATGCACCAACGCTAATCGCGCTTATCAAGGGAGAGAACAAATGAGCGTCTACATACAAGCCATGCTGCTACTCATAGACCGAAACCTAGAATGGTCAAAAGACCTAGAAACAATACGCCCACTACTATGCGCCCTATTCATGCACATGGAAACAGACGGCGACCCAACACCAATAATCCAAGCACTAGCAGAAAAGATTTGCAGCGATGAATAGCCTATTCACAGCCGGCTACCTAAAAGGCCGCGAACACGAACGCAAACACCTAACACACCTAATCCGCATAGAGATTTACAAAGCACAAATAGACGGCGACCAATACGCCGAAGCAGCACTACAAGAACTAGCCGACCATTTACAACTAGACACAGACCTACACAATGGCGAACTGGCATCAGAGTAACGAATGGGCAAAAGCCCGAACATACGCCAAAACCATACTCGAACCACAATGCGCATCATGCGGCAAACACCTAGAAGGCAACGACTGGACAATAGACCACATAATCGCAAGTGATCCACCAAACCACAACATAGAAAACCTGCAAAGCATGTGTCGCGAATGCAACGGGCGCAAACAAGACCGGATACTCAAACGCGTCAGCTGGACAAACCCCCGATGGAAATAACCACACCCACACAGAAAGACAAACAACAATGGCAAAACACAAAAAACAAAACACCAAACTATACGACAACTATTGGTACATAAGACGCATGTGGTACGGCATTTGGCGCGACCAACTACGCAACACAACACGCAAAACAATCCAAAACATCAAACAACACGCAAACCAAACACGAAAAACAATGAGGCGGTTTTTCTAAAACCCGATTTTTATCCCGCGCAAGCCGCAGGTTTTTTACAAGTGGTTGAAATTATCCGGGGTTAGAATGGGAACACACACAGGAAGGCACAGAATGACCGTAGAAGACTTTTCAAAGTGGCTTGAAGGAAAAGACCTTAGCCCAGACCAACAAATTCTTGCTGGGCTTTGTATGGCGTTGGCGAAATCGTTTGACCAGAACCCACATACTTCGACAGCTGCCGAGTTGCGTAAAACTTTTTTGGAGTTGCAGCGTCAGATTGGTTCGAGCGTGGTCGAGGTTGATCCGTTAGAAAAGCTACTAACTCGCTAATGCTGGTATTTGACTTTTTTGCCGGCACAGGTTCTAGCACTAAAGCCTTCAAAGACGCAGGGCATACGGTAATTAGTTTTGAACTTGACCCAAAGTTTGAAGCAACTGAAACCGTTAGCATTATGGATTTGAACGCCGAAGAGCTATTGGCCAAGTATGGGCGACCTGATTTTATTTGGGCATCGCCGCCATGCACCGCGTTTAGTGTTGCATCTATCGGCCACCATTGGACTGGTGGCGCAGGGGCTTACATTCCCAAAACACACGAAGCGGAGTTTAACCAAAAGCTGGTGGCTAAGACTTTGCAACTTATTGACGAACTGAAACCGACAGCCTGGCTAATGGAAAACCCTCGCGGTATGTTGCGTAAACTGCCAGTCGTTGAAGGCCGAAACCGGGTAACAATTAGTTATTGCCAATACGGGGACACCCGTCAAAAGCCAACAGACCTTTGGGGTAATGTTCCGAATTGGAATCCTCGCCCAATTTGTTCGCCCGGTTCTAGTTGCCACGAAGCTGCACCGCGTGGTTCTCGCACAGGCACACAGGGGCTAAAAAACGCTAAGGTTCGTTCTATGGTCGCGCCAGAGTTAGGCCAAGAACTTTTGGAGTGCTTTAAGTAAATGTTGCAACTGCCAGCCACATATACCCAACCGCTATCAGACAACTTTGTCACTGACGGCGACCGGCTTATTGAGTTGGCAGAACTGGCGTGGAAATCGCCGGAGAACCCAGACGGGCTACAGCTAGACGAATGGCAACGCTGGCTAGTTCGGGCGGTTCTAGAAAGATACCCAGACGACTACGCTGATCCGTTGCTACGTGGTCGTTTGAGGTATCGCCAAGTTGTTGTGTCAGTTGGTCGCCAGAACGGTAAATCAGTTCTAGCCGCACTGTTCGGGTTGTATGGCGTGTTAATGCATGAACAAGGCGCAAACGTTGTATCGCTAGCGTCAAGCATTGATCAGGCCAACATTGTTTACAACCGAGTACGTTACGTTATCCGCGCCAACCAATGGCTGACCAAACGGTTCAAGAAAGCATCAGAAACGCGCGGTATTTTATCAGCTGACGAAACCAGCCGATACATTGTGAAACCTGCTAAAGAAGGCGCACTACAAGGCCAACCAATCAGCCTTTGCCTATTTGACGAACTGCACCTAGCCAAAAAGGGTATGTGGACAGCCGCAGTATTGGGAACAACAAATTACGACGACGGCATCGTTATTGGCATCACGACGGCCGGTAATGAAGAATCAGAAACCCTAATCAACCTTTACAAAGAAGGCAACAAAGCCGCAGCTGGTGAAAACGACCGGTTTGGTTTCTTTCTATGGACAGCACCAGAAAACGCACCCGTAGACGACCCGGCCGCAATTATGGCAGCCAACCCGTCAGTTGCATGTGGCCGAATTCCGTTAGATCGTGTACTTGCTGACATCAAAACACTGCCCGAACATGAAGCACGACGCTACCGTCTAAACCAGTTCATTAGCGGTGCAGCAACCAGTTGGTTACCCGGCAACCTGTATAAACAAGCCACAGGCAACGGAATCACCGACCCTGCCGGTGTTGTCTTTGCTATAGACATGGCCGACAACTGGGAACACGCCACAGTAGCAGCCGCTAACTCAAACGGCGAAATACAAGAAACCGAACTGGTGAAAACATGGAACAACCCAACCGAACAACGCCTATTCGACGAATGTTTACGGTTATGGCGACAACACCAACCTCGAGCAATCGTTGTAGACAACCGGCAACTATCCAACCTAAGCAAACGTCTGAAACAAGCTGGGCTGACAGTTTGGAGTTTGCATACTAACGAAATGACCGGTGCTTGTATGGCCGTTTACGCCATGTTTGCTGCCGGGCGTGTAAAACACAACAACGACCCGTTGCTGAATGTTCAAATGGCTAACGGTGTCACCAAATACACTGGCGAAAACTGGTTGATTAGCCGCAAAGAATCTGTTGGCGACATCGATGCACTCATGGCTACCGTTATGGCATTATACGTTTCTGAACGCGCACAACACGCAGGTATTCAAGTATTTTAAATTTCTAATGCTACTATGCTTTACGTATGGCAAATTTTTGGCAGAGAATCACAGGCGCACAACCTGAACAACGAGCAGCACAGCCGACCATTCCCACCCGTTCGGCTGCTGTTGTCACGCCCGACACTGCTCTAAGCCTGACCGCCGTTTTTCGTGCCGTACAGGTTCTAGCAACCCCGATTAGCAAAATGCCAATCAATACTTACCGTTTTGCTACCGGCATCGAACTAAAAGTTGAAAACCCCGTACTTGTAAACAGGCCGTCACTAACCCAGACACGCCGCGACTTTATTTTCCAAACCGTTACTTCGCTAGCTCTCGAAGGCAACGCGTTTTGGTTCAAAGGGTATGGGTCAAACGATCAGGTAAACGAACTAACACTTATACCTGCGAGCGCCGTTGGTGTTTCTTACAAAGACAGCGAAGACATCACTAAAGGCGTCGTTTACGACTATTTAGGTAAAAAATACACTTCACGCGAAGTCGAACACCTACGCCTATTCACTAAGCCCGGTGTTTTGCGCGGTATCAGCCCAATCCAATCCTGTTACCCAGACGTTTCAAGCGCCCTAGATTTACGCGACTACGCAAAAAACTGGTTCACTTCGGCCGGTGTACCTACCGGTGTTCTAACCACTAACGCCATGTTGTCAGTTGCCGAAGCCGAAGCCATTACCGCTAACTGGCACAACAAACAGCAAAACCGTCAAGTAGCGGTTCTAGGCAACGGGTTCGACTACAAGCAAGTAGCACTATCACCACGCGACGCATTGTTTGTTGAAATTCAGGAACAGGCCACACAGGCAATCGCCAGAATGTTCGGTATCCCAGCCCGTCTACTGCTAACCACCGTACCTGGCAGCACCGACACTTACACGAACCTACAAGACGAAAACCAAGTCTTTTACCGTCATACCCTTATGGCTTACATCGACGCAATCACCGACGCACTAAGCAACTGTCTACCACGTGGCACACGCGTCG